CGGCAAGCTCGTGCTTGTCGGCGAGGTCCGAAGCCTTGATCTGCTGGTCCTTTTCCTTGAGGTCGAGTTCCCGATCTCTCTGATCCAGCGCCCGGGTCTGGAGCTGGATCATCGGGTCCTGCGCAGCCTGCTGCGCCTTCTGCGCGGCGGCTTGCTGCTGGTGCTCCTGCGTGACCTGCTGCGCGGCCGTGGCCATCGCCTGCGAGAGCGCCTGCGCCTGCTGGTCGTCCATCGGCTGGCCCGGGTCTGCCAGCGGCTGGCCCATCGCCTCCTGCACCTGCGCACGGTACTGGTAAGCCGTGTGCTCGGCGATGTGCGCCTGCATCGCGCCCATCATCATGGGCGCCTGCGGGTTCTGGCCGATGCTCTGCTGCACCACCGGGTCCTGCATGAAGGCTTGGTGCACCGCGAGGTGCGAGGTGTGGTCCTGCTGGATGAACGCCTTGATGGGCTTGGCCATCAGCACGTTCATGTTCTCGGTGATCGGGTCGGTCGGCACGGCTTCCGGCTTCAGCGGCACGAGCTTCGTGGCGTTCTTGATGCCGAGCACCTCCAGCATGCCCCGATGCAGCTCCGCGAGATCGTAAACCTGCGGAGCCTGACTCGACAACTGGATCGCCGCTTGGTACTGCACCACGCGCTGGCTCATCGTCGCCGCGCTCGGATCGCTGACCGGGATCACGTCGACCATCGAGAAGTCGGCTTGCTTGGACCCCGGGTTGTTGTCGGTGGTCTGGTAGGTGTAGTTGTCGTCGCCGGAGTCCTTGATGACCTCCTTCAGCAGCTTCAGCTCGTGCTTGAGGGAGTTGTGGGTGCGTGCCTGCACCGCGGACATGACCTTGAGCTGGCGTTCGAGGAGCGCGAGCGTGGTCCCGACCGGCGCCTGCGCGCTCATGTCGCTGATCTTCATGTCGGCCGTGCCGGGTATGCGCCGGCCGTCCTCGATGATCTTGTCCAAGAGGGCCGCGAGCGTCGCGTCCGCGCCCTTGTACGGCAGCGGCAGGAGGTTGTCGCGCAGCGTGCCCGAGAGCACGTCCACGTCGCGCCATTCCCCCGGTGAGATGGGCGTGTCGTCGCCCTTGATGCGCAGGCCCTTCGACTTCAGGCCACCCGGCAGGTTGGCCAGTGTCCCCGCGTCGATGAGCATGCGGATGATGCTCGTCGCGCTCTTGGCGTACCCGCCGATCAGGTGGAAGAGGCCATAGCCGTAGGGGCCGAAGCCCGGCACGTAGTCGTACTGGACGAAGTGCTGGCGGCGCATGAAGAGCGGGTCCTCCTCGCTCCAGTTGCGGCGGATCGACAGCATGTCGCCACCGCGCAATTTCGTGACGACGTAGGGGCGCGGCGTGGAGTCGCCCTCCATCGCCGGGAAGGCCATGCTGACCTGCACCTCGTAGACCGTGAACGACTCGTCCGTGATGTCGCTGAAGCCGGTCTGGTCGTCCTTGGCCTGCTTGATGTCGTCAAGCATCTTGTAGGGCGTGCCGAGCTGCACCTCGGCGTAGAAGCCCACCTCCATCAGGGCCTCAAGCTCCTGCTCGGTCTTCCGCATGACGTGCGTCACGCGCTCTGCCGAGTAGATGTTCGATGCGCTGTAGGGCATCACGATGTCCTCGGCCGGGACGAAGATGCTCGTCTGCCGCTTCCACCGCGGGTCCTCGTAGACCTTCTTGAAGGCGCAGCCCACCGGGCTCAGGTTCCACAGCATCTTCTCGTGCTCGCTGCGGAACTCGATCATCTTCTCGGTGAGCTGGTAGTTCATCTCGGCCTTGACCCGGGCCGCTGCCTCCTTCTTGGGCTGTGTCTCCTCGCCGATGATCTTGGTGGAGACGGGGCCCGCCGCCGGGAACGTCTCCATGATCGTCTCGCTCTGGAAGCGCACCACGGCTTCCGTGATCATGGGGTGCGTCACCCCGCACGCGCCCGACCACGGCTCGGTGCGCTCCTCGTATTTCAGGCCGAGGAGCTTCAGGCCCTCGCGATACGTCTGTTCCCAATCGTCGCGCGACCTCTTGTCTTCGTCGACCCAGTGGTCGATGTCCGAGGAGAGGGTGGCAAGGACGCGCTCGTCGGCCACGTCGATGAGGTTGTCGCCGAATTGCGGAGGGACCGCTGCCGCAGCGGCCGCAAGCGCGTCGTCGTTCGGGTCATCGGACTCTCCATCGGGCACGACCTCGATCTCGATCTCGCCGGCAGGATCGTTCGCTGCAGGCGCAAGCGCGCCGAGTCCCATCGGGGCGGGGGCGAGTGACTTGGCGATGGGCATGGCAGCTCCCGTTGCGATGGGTCAGTAGTATGCGCGGTGCCGGCGCCGCGCCGCCACGTCTTCCTCGGGCTCGGCCGGCGCGTCGCCCTTGAGCGAGAGGAAGCCGCCGCGCCGGAACCGGTCCAGCGCGAGCTGCACGCAGTCCGTGAAGTCGTCGTGCTCGCCGTTGGGAAAGTCCGAGCATTCGTCGATCACCTCGTAGGCCCAGCGCCGGTCCGGGTGCCACACGACGCCGCCCTGAAGGACCGGAGCTACCGCGTTGACCCGGGCCCGCTTGTCCTTCGACACGCCCGCCTTGCCACGGGAGGGGGACACCTCCGCGATGAGCAGGCCGCTCTGGCGCAGCTCCTGCAGGAGGGGGGCGCCCGCTGCCTTCTTCTCGATGATCACGTCGTCGGGGTCCCACGCCTTGTACATCTCGAACGCCTTCTCCTTGAGCTGCGGGAACTCCCACCGGCCCTTGACGGCGTTGAGCATGATGATCATGTGGCGGTCCTCGGTTTCGTCGAACCAGACGCCCCATGTGATGCACGCGCTGTAGTCGTTGTGCGACTTCGTGTCGTGCGCGGTGTCCCAGACCTGCAGGATGTACTCGCAGGTGGGCGGCTCGTCCTTCGTCCAGAGGCGCCACCATTCGCGTTTCAGGAGGGCGCCTTCGGACGAGGAGGGCTCCTGCTGGTACTGCGCAGCCCAGTACTGCGGCAGCATGCCGGCCTGCTTGGCGAGGAGCTGGTCGACCGGCCACTGCTCGGGCCACAGCGACTTGCCCGAGGGCATGATCGCCGGGAACCGCACCTCGTTCCAAGGGATCGATGAGGGGTTCTCCAAGGCCCAAGCGAGGGCCCGTCCGATCGGGTCCTTCTTCCCCCAGCGCGTGCCGATCTGAATGATCCTGCCGCCCGGCATGAGGCGCTGCAGCGGCCCCACCTGCATGTAGGTCCATGCAGTTTCAAAGGCAACGTCAGGGTTCGCGAGGACCGCTTGCTCGGACACGAGGTCATCGGCGAGGAGCAGGTGGGCTCCGTACCCGGCGACGCTGCCGCCGACACCGACCGCGAGGTACTTCCCGCCGACCGTGGTCGTCCAGTCATCCGCGGCGCTCTTGTCCTTCGACACGACCGTCTCGGGGAAGATCGCGCGGTAGTCGGGAGTAGCAAGAAGGTTCCGGACTAATCTGCCAAACGAGCTGCTCAAGTCAGCCGTATGAGTCACCATGATGATGTGGTGCTCGGGGTGGTGCCCGAGGTACCACGCCACGAACAGGAAGGCGATGGTCACGCTCTTGCCGAATCTAGGGGGCAGGGACACCGTGAGGCGCAGCTCGTGGCCTGCGCAGACCGCGTGCAGCAGCGGTTCGAGGAACCGGTGATGCGGCCCTTCCTTGAAGCCCGGGTACATGCGGGCGCAGAAGTGGAGAAAAGAAACCCGACACCGATGAAGAAGAAGGCTCTCTTCCAGTGCAATCAGGTCGGCCATCAGGGACTCGGCATCCTTTGCCGAGAGGCTGTCGATCGAGGAGAGGATGCGCTCGATCTCATCCGGCGGCATCGGCGTTTCCGCCGCTGCCTGCGCATAGGAAAGGAAGTTCACTCGCTCCGCTCGTTCACCGGAGCGACGCGCTCGACGTAGGGCGTGTCTTCGGGCGGGTCGACGCGCGTGCGCGGCAGAAACTCCCGCAGCTTCTGGCGGATGGCGTCGGCCAAGGCGCTCGGCGTGGCCTCCGCGGGCGGTCGTGAGATTTCTATGCGGTCCGTGTAGGCGCCGATCTCCGTGACCGTGCCGAGAGTGCGAAGCGCTTGCAGGCTGATCTTGGCGTCCGGGCTCTTGGAGTGCTCGACGAGGCGCGCGACGATGTACCCGCGGATTTCTTTCGCCTGCTTCACGAACTCCCAGTCGTACTGGCTCAGCATGCCGGCGAGATGGCGCACGGCAACCGGAGCCGAGAGCACCATCAGCCGGGATTTCTGCGTCAGCGGGTCCGCGTAGGGGTTCGTGACGGCAGAAAAGGCGTCGCGCGCCGCTGCGCGCTGCTCCTCGGAGAGCTTCAGGTCGGCCTCGGGGTCGCCCGTATAGGCGCCGATCTCGTCGAGCCAGCTCGCCGTGGACGCTTGGGCGCTCAGAAGCTGCTGCGTCGAGGCGCTTTCTATCGTCAGGACGGTCGATTCGTCGTCGAATGCCACTTCAAGAGCCGGAGGAACCCCCCGCTGCACCTCTGCAACGTCGAAATCGCCTTCTAACTCGATCAACCCATCAAACATGGGGCGGTATAGTAGCAATTCAGGCGTTGGTGCTGGGCCGGGGACCGCTGGAGGCGACCCCGGCCATTTTTTTGCCCAAAATTCCCTTGTTGTTGGTGTTTTTATCAACTTTTTAGCAAATTTCTGGGAATTTTCGGGGCATTGGAGCTGATTTTTTGAAAATCCTAGGAATAAGAGACAACGAGAGGCTGATTTTTCTGAATTATTAAGAACAAGAGACAAACACTGTTCATAAGTGCGGCAGTAGTTTCCTTCTCACCTTGGGGGTGCCACTACCGTACCCTTCACACCCCCGGTTGACACTGGTAGACCGGACGTTGACAGAGGTTGCGTACAATAGAGTTAGCGGTTGGGGAATCCATACGGGTTCGGCCGCTGTACTGAAAGGTACGTCATGGCTAAGCAAGTCACGTTCAACGTCTCCACTCTGTTCGCCGCCACGATGGCAGCGGTCAACAACACCGACGCGGATGCCACGGCCGCGATCGCTGCGGGTGCGAGCACCCTCAATCGAGCGAGCCTCGAAGATTGCGTGGTCGCGTTCATCACTGGCGAGGCGAGCGAGCGCGCGTCCCGCGCTGGCAAGCTCGCGGCCACGGCCCGCGCCGCGACGCTGCTCGATGCCAAGGGCATCGACACGTCCGACGTGAACGCGGTGCGCGATGTGCTCTGGCCCATCTACTGGCTCAAGGCCGGCGGCAAGGGTCAGCCGGTGAAGGGCGAGGGCGAGGAGGCGCTGGCCTTCTACAACAGGCACTTCCAAGCGGCGCGTCGCATGGCGCAGGCGGTTGCGGGTGTGAACGCACCCGAGGCGGCGACCGTGCGCGTCCCGCGCGAGGCGCAAGACCTCGCCAACCTCTTGGCGGTGTTCGATGCCAAGGTCGTGGCCGAGGCGATGAAGCGCGCCCGCAAGGCGGCGAAGAAGGCCAAGTAATCCCGGTTGACATCTGTCAACTGAACGTAGACACCACGTCGGGAGACGTGGTGTTTCTCATTGTTGGTTGTGTTAACCGAGGGGTCGAAACCCGGTTCTCACGCGTTCATCGGAGCACATCATGAACAACCCCATCGTTGCCATCCTCGGCATCCTGCTCGTCCTCTTCTGCGCCGTCGTCGCCATCAACACGACGCTCGGCATCCTCGTCGGCACGCTCGGCCTCGTCGGCTGGGTGATGGACAACCTCTCGTGGCTGTGGTTCCCCGCCGCCATCACCCTCGTGCTCTTCATTGACTACTCGGAGAAGAAATGAACATCCGCATCATCGTCCGCAGCTACGGCTCGGTCTTCTACTACACCGCCGAGACGCGCGCCGCTGCCGAGCTGCTGCGCTCGTGCATCAAGAGCGCCTCGCCTCACGCCGAGGTCGAGGTGTATCGAGGCGATGTCCTCCTCACCTGATGTAGCCGCTTGCCCATGCTCACGCGTGGGCTTGCGGGTGCAATGCCACCCGGTTGACATTCGTCAACCGCAACTCTCTCGGAGATACCCATGAAGCGCACACACATCAAGCACGGCTCGCCCTCCAGCACCAAGAAGGGTCCGGGCAGGCATCACCAGTCGGGCCTGAAGAAGCCCAAGAAGCACTGATCGAGTCCAGCGTCATGCCCGGGAGGGCATGACAGTGCGGCTCAGCCCACTCCGGTTGACATTCGTCAACCGGTTCCTTCTCTTGGAGATACCCATGCTTTCCGTCACTCACGCTGAACTGCGGCCCGCTGCCGCCCGCTTCTTCACCGATCACCGCGCGCTCGCCAACGCACGCGAGTACCTCGCTTCCCGCGGCGGCGATACGAAGGCGCTGCTCAAGGAGCTGTGCTTCCATGCCCACCTGCACGGTGCGATGGTCGGTGTCATCTACGGTCACTCGATCAGCATTGCCTTGCGCGTGGGCTCGGTGCGGCCGAGCAGCATCGTGGGCTCGGGCGACTTCGTTCCGAACGGCAGCATGACCCCGCTGCTGTTCGAGGACATCGCCCAGCCCCTCGCCTACATCCTGGCTTCCAACTGGTGAGAGGCATGCGCATCACCGAAGACTCGACGAACGGCGCGGTCCTGTTCACCATCATCGGGACCCTCGTCGCACTCCTCGCCCCCGTGATCACCTTGATCGCGGGCATCTACGTCGGCGGCATCACGCTCATCGCGGGCGTTGCCGTTGCCATCCTCTGGAGGTAGCTATGTCTCGCACAAAGAAAGACACGGTTGACAAGTGTCAACCCATTGAGAACCGAGTCAACCTAGTGCACGCATACAACGTGCTCATCGATGTGCTCGGTCGACTCGCGCGTGGGCGCTCGGCCCAAGCGGCGTACATCTGGCAGTACATGCCCAGCGCTGCGCCGGTCGGCTCGGCCACCACGCTGCGTCGCGCCTGTGTCGTGGCCAACGCCATGCCCCCGCCGCTCGACTGCCTGCCCGAGTGGGACGCCTACCTCGCCGCACTCACCGAGTTCGCGGACGCGCCGCTGTTCGGGCCCGCGCCCATGCCGATCCCTGACGGGGCGCTCGCAGCACTCGACAACGGCGGGGTATGGGTGTTCCAACGGTAAACGCGTTGCCGGTTGACAGGTGTCAACCGCGCTCCGCGGGTTAGCCCGTAGGGATTGTCGTCGCGCAGTGGATGTATACCAGCAATTACCATCCAGCGCGGCGCACTCCATCCGCAGCCACACGGATTCGAGGCGCGTGTAAGTCATTGATTTACCGTGCGCCGCCCCGCTGCTCATCCTCTTCTCTCTCTTATCTATCTATTAATATAGATACGTTAGCCTGTTTGCTTTATTACGGGGGGTACACGTTGTGCATAAGAGGGGGGGAGAGGGGCCCCTTATTTATAGCTTCGTTCGAGTCTGAAGCATCATCCGGGGGCCTAAACTCTCGCAACCCGCATGAATTAAGGACATCCAAATGCCAAGCACCCCCGTGACCCCGCGGATGAGCGCCTTCAATCTGACACGGCAGGCGTTCGCCGCTGCCCTGAAACGCTGCGAAGAAAAGGTCCCACTCACACCCTACCAACGCAACGAGCTGTGGTGTGCATTCAACGACATCGCCCCGCGCGATGCGCCACCCCCGCCACCGATGCAGATGAACCGCTGGACCGTCACGGCCATCGAGCTGCTCGAACCCCTGCGCCGCGAGATCGCGACATGCCAGCACGCACGAAGCAGGGGGGACATCGAGAGGCGCTACGCCGGCATCAAGGCAACGCTGCCCGGCAGGCACGGCCGCGTTGCTGCGGGCGCGACGCGCAAGCCACTAAGCATCGATGTCATCGAAGCCTTCGACACCTACTTCGAGGAGCTGATTCGCATCCGCTGGGAGATGGAGAACGCGCTGCGCGAAGGCCATCACTGGATCAGTAGCGGTCCATCGATCCAGCCCACGCCAATCGACATCATCGTGGAGAACGAGCACGCCGAGCACACCACTGCGCATCCGCGCTACGCCGGCACGCGTCACTGGACCCAGTGGGCGAAGCCCGGCCTGAGGAAGCAGCTCACCGAAATCTTCGAGCAAGCCCATGCGCCGATGGCTCGACGCAACGGCGCATGGAAGCCCTACCCCGTTCCCACCACTGCCAAGAAAGGCACGTCATGACCCAGAAGAAGTACCCACCGATCAAGGAGCTGTTCGCTGCGCTCCCGCCCGACACGCTCAAGAGCGGGGACAACGTGATCCTGTCCGCACTCTCCAACGCCATGAAGGCGCTCCGCGAGGTGCAGAGCGAGACGAACGTCTTCACCATCGAGATGCGCGGTGCGATCCTCACGCGCCTCAAGCAAAGCGTCGCCGAGGTGCTCGACCCGCACGTCCCCAAGCGTGCGCCCGGGCGCCCTCGTGCGCCTCTGGGCAACGAGATCAGCGCCTTCATGGAGAAGCTCGGCCTCCTCTCGCTCGCGATCAACAACGCGTGGCACCTGCCGGTTGACAAGCGTCAACTCACCGAGCCGAGAGCAGCACTCGACAAGGCGTACGTCGCGCTGGTCGCGCAGGCTGAGCACCTGAGGCTCGACTCGAAGCCGCTGCTCGACACGATGGCGCGCATGAACGAGGGCATCGACGCCTACGCCAGCCGTACGTTCAGCCAAGCTCCGGTCTTGCTCAGCAAGAGCACGGCCGGCGCGCAGATGAACCTCGTGCTCAAGACACTGGCGAGGGAGGCACGGACATGAACGCAGGCATGAGCATCAACCAGCGCCGCGAAGACGAGCGCAAGCACGACCACCGCTATCGCGCGTGGCACCACACCAACGACTGCTTCTACTGCGGCGAGAAGGCCATCGATCGCGATCACGTCCCGCCGCTCACGCTGGCCGATCACTACCTCCAGCCGGACAGGAGCAAACGCATCCCGTTCATCACCGTGCGTGCGTGCTCGGACTGCAACAAGAGGCTCGGCACCAAGCCGCTGCCCACGCTCACCGACCGCGCCTCGTACCTCGCGCGTGCGCTCGAAGCGGCGTACGAGAAAGTCAAGGGCGGCTGGACCGAGGAGGCGATGGCCAAGGCCGAGCTGTCGTACACGATGCGCAAGTTCTGCAAGAGCCGCGACAAGAAGTGGGAGGTGCTGCTCGATCGCGTGCGTTTCGTGCAGCGCCGCTGCATCGATCACGAGATGCTCAGCCCGCCCGTGCAAGAAGAAGTTCCCCACCCCGTTTGACATCACTGTCAAACACAACTCTGAAAGGCAATCATGAACACCAATCCCCCCGTCGCCAACTACGACGACGAAGCCGAGCCCTCGGGCGAGCGTGCCGGGCGCCTCGCGTACATCGCTGCGCACGACAAGGCGTACGCCGCAGACCAGCAGCGCCTCGAAGTGATGCGCTACGCGGTGTACCACTCGGACACCGAGATCAAGGTGCGCGACGACAACTGCTACGGCAACAAGGAGGTCACGCTCTGGAAGATTCGCGGCGTGCCGAAGACCTTCTATCCCACCAAGATCGCGGCCGAGGTGGCGGCGCGTGCGCACTTCCCGCACGACAACCCGACGGTGCGCTACTCGCGCATCTCGTTCGTCGAGATCAACTTCGAGTACGAGGAGGACCCGTGCTGAAGCGCATCGCGCTGGTGATCTTCTTCACCATCGTCGGGTTCGTGTGCACGGTCATGGTGGGTTATGCCCTCGTGGACATGTACGTGATCCTGCGTCAAGTCATCTTCACTCATTGAAAGGAAATCATGCGGACCTACTACCGAGCCAGCGGCGGCGTCGATGGTGCGATCCAGACGCTGCTCTTCTGGGCCGTGCTCCTGACCGCGCCGATCTGGATTCCTGCGATCGGCCTGTACCTGCTCTGGCAGTTGCTCTTCGCACCGACGCCGCTGCCGAGCGACTGCTCGGGCCTGCTGCACTCCATCACCTACCAGTCCACCCCCGAGGAGATCAAGCGCATCAACGCAAGGCGCGCAGCCATGAACTGTTTCACCACCACGAAAGGAAAGCCATGAGAACCATCCACTGTCGAACGGGCGTTCGCGTGGACAAACAGCACGCGAGCGCCCACAAGCCCCGCCGCTACGCCGTGCACATCGACGCGTTCCCCAACCGCATCTACTCCGAGCACCTCGCGCCGGACACGATGGACTACACCTGCAAGCCGCAGTTCTTCGCCGAGATGCGCTTGAAGGAGCTGAACCTCGGCTGGAAGTTGGCCGGCGCCTGCTACATGCAGGGCACCGGCTTCGTCTTCACGACGAAATGAACGTGCTGCTCACGCGAGAGCGGCGCCTCGTCAACACCGATCCGCAACGCCGTTGCTACAACGGCTGCAACTTCAGCGAGGAGTTGCAGTGGACCCCTTGGGAAATTCTGGAGCGTTTCCCCATCGAGCAGACGGAGGCCAAGCTGAAGTTCTGGACCGAGCTGAACGACTACGCCGTGAGTCAACGCGGCGAAGGCGCGAAGCGCGAATTCAAGATCAAGGAGAACAACTCGTGAACCAGATCGACTACGACAACCTCATCCACTACCGCTTCGCGCGGCGGGTGGGCGAGCTGCATGCGGACGCCACGTACGCGTGCCCGCTCGAAGGCCCGCGGCCCGGCCGCAAACTCAGCAAGACGATCCTCGTCGTCCTCCTCGTCGCCGCTATCGGCATCACTCTCAAGGTGCTCGCATGAAAAGCAACGTCCTCAACGAGCTGCTCGACGAGAACCTCGTCGCGCGCATCAACGCGTACCTCGACCAGCGTGACGACAACGAGAAGGTCACGCTCAACGCGCGGGTCACGATCAACGTGCCCGTGCGCTTGCCGGTCTACAAGAACGGCGACTACTCGGGGTCGAACATCTGGGAAGACATGCTCGACTGCGCGACCGAGTACCTCGAAGGCGGCGCCAGCGTGCGCAACATCACGAGCGCCATCCTCATCCACACGATCGAGACGGAGACGATCAAGGAGGAGGAGCCCGACGACCTCGCATCCATCAGCGACACGATGGCCCACTTCAACATCGACGACGCCGAGTGGGAATCGCTCTTGCCGCGCACGATGCTGCGCCTGCGTCGCTACGTCTTCACGAAACTCTAGGAGGACACCAAGAAACAGCAACCCGGTTTACATCTGTCAACTACAAGGAATCACATGACAACCATCACTGTGTTCGACATCAACAACGCAGCCATTCGGCTGCGGGAGGGACGCGACTGGCTCGCCCTCCTGCAGTCCGAGTTCGAGCTGCACCCCGCCGTGATCACGGCCATGCAGCTCGTCGGCGAGATCAAGGACAGCGTGCTGCTGCAGTGGCCCCATCGATCGACCACCGAGGCCGGGCAGATCGCGTACACCCGCAGCGAGGAGCACGGCGTGGCCGATCGACAGACGCGGACCACGCAGGGCAAGTACCTGCGGGCCGCGTTTCCCACGCTGAAGGACAACGTGATCCGCGATCTCGTGTACGCGGAGGACGCGAAGGTGGCCTCGGGCTTCCGGTTCATCACCGAGAGCAAGGAGATCGTGCACGCCGTGCAGAAGGGGCCGTACTCGTGCATGCAGTGGGACAGCGTGGCGCCCGAGGACTGGCAGCGCCACCCGTACGCCGTCTATGACCCGGCGCTCGGCTGGTCGATGGCGATCAAGGAGGACAGCGGCGAGATCACTGCGCGTGCGCTGGTCTACGAGCGCGAGCACGACGAGACGCGCTGCTGGGTGCGTGCCTATGGCGCCAACGGTGCGGACTACGAACTCTCGGCATGGCTGGGCCAGCAGGGCGTCGAGTCGTACAGCTCGTGGCCCAGCGGCGCCAAGCTTCGACGCATCTCCCACCACGGGGACATCATGTTCCCGTACATCGATGGGAACCGGGATCGCGTCGATGTGCACGGCGACACGCTGGTGCTCAAGGACAACGGCGAGCACCTCTGCAACAGCAGCGACGGCACGGCGGAGTACGAGGAGCCCGGCGAGCCGTGCGATCACTGCGAGGACGACACGCCCGAGGAGGATCAGAACGAGGCCGGCTCCCGTGGCCAGATGATGATCTGCGACCACTGCCGGGACAACTACTTCACGTTCGTCACGGGTGCGCGTGGCCACGAGTACTACGTCCACGAGGACGATGCCGTCTCGATCGACGGCGAGCAGTACGACGTGAACAACCTGCCGAAGGAGGTGGTCGAGACGCGCGACGGCAGCACGCAGTTCGAGGAGGACTGCTGCGAGATCGACGGCAACTGGTGGCGCACCGACGACCCGCGCGTGTGCTGGTCCGAGCCCGAGCAGCAGCACCTGCTGTGTGCCAACGCGTGGCAGTGCGCTGCCACGAACTACTGGTACTCGGAGGACACGGAGCACGTCGAGATCGACGGCGACATGTACCACCCCGACGACGCACCCGCTGACTACGACAAGCCGGACGGTGACATCAGCAATGAGAACCAAGAGGAGATCAACCTTGAAGCTTGAACTTTTCGAGCGAGCCATCTCGATCAAGCGAGATGCCGGCACGCCCAGCGAGATGCGCTTCGTCGCGTACCTTGCCGAGCGCTTCGAGCCCACCATGATCGACGAGGCAGGGAACCTGCACTTCGATCGGCGCGGGCGCAACTGCAGCACGCTGTTCGTGGCACACACGGACACGATCGTGCACCACAAGGGCAGCGTCAACGAGTGGGAGAAGGACCCGGAGGGCTACTACCTCGCCAAGGGGGACACGCTGGGTGCGGACGACGCCGCGGGCATCTGCATCCTCGGCCACCTC